TTGAAGATGGCATTATGTCGCGAGGTAAACCAGTACAGGAGTTCGCTCTGACATCAAGAGATGGAAAGTCATTAAAGTATAATGGTGATTTAAACAATTTAAAGACGGCTGGAGGTTATCATGCTTTTGGTGTGCAACATAATCCAGCTGGAACTAATAATTACGGATATGTGAATGTAATAACTCACAACACAGATTCTAATTATTGTGTTCAACAATATATCCCATTCAACTCAACAACAACACACACTAGAACTTTAGAAAATGGAAAATGGACAGAATGGACAAACGTATGGAAAAACGCAACGTATTTAAACGGATGGCAAGATTATGGAACTGACTATCCACCAGTGCAATACAAAGTGAGAAATGACGGTTCAATCGATTTAAGAGGGAGTTGTAAAGGTGGAGATGTTACTCCGTGGAGACATGCATTGAAAATTACTTTTCCTGTGAATCCTGAAAAATCAATATTCATAAGAGGAATGACAAAAGATTACAAACTATGCACATTAAATGTTTACGAATCTGGAACTATAGTAGTAGTAAGAGATGTAAATAGCGATTGGCTTTGCTTAGACGGAATCACAATTACAAATTAAGGAGACAAGATTATGGAACTAGAGACAATCAAAAATAAAATCACATCGTTGGAAACAAAAGTAAAATCTAAACAAGATGAGATTAATCGACTTTCAGAAGAAAAAGCTCAACTAGAGCAAAAAGCTCAAAGTCTAAATGATGAGATTTTACGTTTAGAGCAAGACAATGCTAATAAACGTGAAGAAATTAAAAAATACAAAACTGTCGTTGAGGTTATGGAACTATAATGCCTCACGATATCGAACTAGGATTTTTAAACGACCATCTTCAATCACTGTTTAAAAGTCCTTATATTCAGATTTTGCTTTGGTTGGTATTCTTTGACATTGTGTCTGGATACATCAAAGCCTTCAAACTAAAGAAATTTGACAGCAAGACGAGTACTAACGGCTTGCTGCGGCATTTCTTAGTTGTAGCTGTCGTGATGGTTATTGCGCTATATGCACGCGCTCTAGATCATCGAGAAATCGGCATCACAGCCTGTTTATTCTTTATTATTAGTTACATTGGCTCATTAATGGAGAACTGGGAAGCGCTTGGACTGCCATTCCCAGAAGCCATGAAGCCATACATTAATCAAATGAGAAAAAATCAAGAAAACAAAATAAAAAAATTAATTGTGGAAGAGGTAGAGAAATATGATGATCAATTGGAAAGTACGCATTTTAAATAAAACATTTTGGATTACATTAGTCCCAGCTTTAGCGCTATTACTTCAAACGTTCTTGGCTGTTTTTAATATCCGTCTGGAATTAGGCGAAACAATTGATAAATTATTAGTGTTTATCAACGCGTTATTCGCAGTTTTCGTAATCGTGGGTGTTGTTAATGATCCCACAACAAGCGGAGTAAGTGATAGCACTCGTGCAATGACTTACGACCGTCCGAACAATCAATAAAATTACTAGGCAGCTACAGTAGTGGCTGCCTTTTTCATTGGAGGAATTATGAAAAAAATTAAAAGGGATGTCAGTCTGACTACTAAGGTGCGAAATAACATGAATCGCATCCAGGACGAATTCTATTCTCACGATACTAATAGTGCAGTAATTGAATTAACAATGGACAGAACTGACTTAAAGAAAATAGTTGTGTTATTTCATTTCCAACGTTCCAATAGATTCCTGGAAGTAATTGGAAACGTCAAAGGCAATGTAGTAGAAGTGCCGTTTGATACTAGCTTAATTACTGTTGATGAGACAGTAACTGGATATGTATACATCGAAAAGGTAGTACAATCTGCTGACGTTTACAAGTTCTCATTTGGTGTTAGAGTGTCTGAAATCGACAAGCACAAAGAATTACCAGTAATTGAGAAAGATAGTAAACGAATCGTTGCAATCACTGAAATTGTAACTAAATCTGAATTACAAGAAGCATTAAGCAATATTCATGTAGAAGGTGGACAATATGACGATTCAGAAATTTTGAAACGTCTACAAGCACTTGAAGCTACTCCAAAATTAGACACTAGCGTATTCGCAACCAAATCGGAACTTAAAAACATTTCGTTAACTCCTGGACCAAAAGGAGACAAAGGGGAAACTGGTGAGCGTGGACCTATTGGGCCTAAAGGAGATGCTGGGGAACGAGGTCCTCAAGGGGATACTGGTCCTAGAGGAGCAGACGGACTGCAAGGGCCTCAAGGCTTGCAAGGTATTCAAGGTGAACGTGGAC